ATAAACCCACTATTTAATACCTACCGATTACTTAGAAATTGATTTATAAGTAACATTTTTGATTTGACTAAAAATACCCACTAAATAATATTATATATATTCTGAGATCCCAGTTATAGCAATCATTTTGGCTAGAAAAAGTCCTATATTTGTGTAGAATTTAGGCGAATGGGGAAAATTGCGGTAGACATATACGTATAACCCCTTCAAATTTTTCCGTCAAATTTTTTTTAGTAAGATACCCTCAAGCAGACTATCCAAAGAGTAGACACCATACGGAAACTTCGGGGTATTCTTAAGGAGTATCTTAGTGTGAGGAGAGTTAGGTTCTCCTATAGTGTCCATTAATAGCGTTTATCTATGAAACCATCATTAGATACGTTGGTATTCCTGATTTGTTGAGGTGTCATACCCATAGCAGTTTGAGATATGGTGTTATTAATAAGAGAACCCCAATTATCTAAGTGAATAGCGAGTAGTTCATCTTTACGTTTAGCGATATTTACATCTTCAGTTTGAGCCATATACTCTGTCCAATAGCCAACTGCACCTGCGAGGGAGTCAGCGAGGTCATCATGTACAAGAGAACCTCTATGTCTTGATAGACGAGATAGTTGATAGACAAGTTGAAGCTTTAATCTACGTTCAGGAGTTTCTTCTGGATTAGAACGAAAGTCTTTTTCTATTACTTTTTGGTCAATTATTAGTCTATGAGAGTTCATTACAGGTTCTAGTGTGTCAATTATTCTTAGTTCTTTGGTCTTATTGTTTCTAACATCTTCTAATTCGCAGGGGTGAAACCTCATAAGGAAAGGTTTTAGTAGTTGAGAGAACATACCCCCGCCAAAGTTTTGTTCAACAAGTATTTTATTGATCTTATTATCTCTAGCAACCTTAGATATTTTCTCAAGAACCCTATCTGAGTACCCCCCAGAGAGTCCTAAACACTCTGTTACGTATAAATTACCGTTTAACATTTTCACACAACTTATAGCTGTCTGGTCTTTTCCTGTTCCAGAGGGGTCAACGAACATTACGGAGCCTGTATATTCTATGAAGTCTCCAAACTGTTGAGCAGGTCGATAAAATCTGTCACCGTTGAATCCTACGCATTGAAGATCGGTGATGACATATTCAGGAGAGTTAGACCAAATAACTTTTTCAGGAGCATATTCTTTGTTAACTGGCATTATTATGAGGTCATTTATTTTTAATGGGTATCTATCTTGATCTGAAAGAGTTGTATCTAGTTGAAACTGTAGATTGAAGCCAGAACGACCATAGGAGGCTTCACGTTCCATCAAATCTTCAGCAGAGAACCTTTGTGGGTCTACAGGGTCTTTAGGCTTTACAAGGCCATCTGTGAGCTGTTTAAGAATTTTAGGAGCAAGTCTGTCTCCATAGTTGTTTTTTAGTTCTGGGTATCTAGCTGTCCATATTCTTGTTTCATATCCTCTTTCTTCTAGGGTGAGGTAAACAGAGTTTTCGACTTGTGGTGTACCAAGAAAGGTAATCTTACCGTTAGGCTTTAGTATCGCTTCAAATTCTTTTACAGCTTCACTAAGTTTGTCTCTCATGGGCTGTGTGTAAGAATTATTCGGAACCTCTACGTCATCTGCTATAACTTCATCTGCTCTAGCTCCTGACATTTGCCCTAAGACACCCCTAGAAGAGCATGAGGGAGCATGATCGGCCTGTGCAGGTTTTACATCAAAGCTAACCTTACTGTTTCTCTGATCGTCACGTGGTATTAATCCAGAAAGGATTGGCATTTCGTTTATAAGACGCATAGTAAAAGTAGTAAAATTATCAGCTCGGTCTTTACTTGCAGATACAACTAAGAATTTTAGTTGTGGATTCATACGAAGTCTCCACACTACATAAGTAGATGTAATCCAACTCTTACCTACACCACGAAATCCTTGTATAATTTTACGTCTTGCACCATATTGTAGATATTCAGCAATATCTAACTGAACAGGTGTAGGGTCTGGTAGGTTTAGATGTCTCCAAGTAACAATTAAGAAATATCTAAAGTCTTGTAGTTTCTTTGGTAAGGGTTCCAATTATAGATCAGCTAAAGGTACAGCATCTAAATCTGGTAAACCTTTCATAAGTTCTCCCATTGGATTATCTTCTACAGGAATACATTCAACTCCATTATCTTTTAGAAACTGTCTTGCAACATTAAGATCACCTGCTTTTGCATCACCACTTTTTACTTTATCTAGTAGCTCTTTAGCTAACTCATAGTGCAAAGTTTTCATTATCTTTAAACTTTTTTCCATGATTAAGCTTCTTTTTTAAATAATATAATCACTTCTGATCTGTCTTGCCAGATAGAAGATACTTTATTTTACCAAAGAATCCTAGTTTTCTAACCTTTTTGTATAGTCTCATACCTTTTTCATAGCGATATAATTTTGTTTCTATTTCTGATATACGCATTATTGCAGCAGTAAGTAACATATCTTGCATTTTTGTATATTTTACTAGGTCTAAACAGTATGCTCTTACAGCTTCATCAGGTAATTGTTCTGTTTCACGTTGTTTAATTTCAATTTCAAACTCTACTTCTGGCGGTGGGTTGCCAATAAGTACTTTGAAAAATTCTTTATGCGTCATGTCAGTTCAACTTAGGAAACAACTGTTGCTCTAACATATCAACAGCGCGATCATCTAGCGTGTTAGTGGTTTGTTTACAGATTGCTCTAAGTAAATCAACTACTAATCTCTTCACAGCAGTAGTGGTAAAGAATTTTAGTAGTATTGGTTTTAAAATTTTTAGCATAATTAGTATTGTGTTACTTTCCAAACATAGCTACATTGTTAGTATTAAACAAGAGTCTTAACTTTTCATGGAAGATCAAGAACCTAGTAAAGTCGAAACCATTGTTAAAGTTTGCGTACTTTTGTGGTCGGCAACACTTTTATCTCTTTCATACTATGAACCGCCATCTGGTAAAAAAATTGTAGATTTTGACCCAACATTTATTGCAAGTATTTTCAGCGCGTCAACTGCGTCACTTGGGTTTTCGATAAAAAAGAAAAAAGACACTATAGTAGATAATAAGAACTCTAAAGTAGGCATCAAATGAAAAAATTATTCTTACTAAGTTTGTTTTTAGTTGCACCTTGTTACGCAAACGGAGTGCCAACGTGGACTACTGGTTCAAGTAACAGAACTGAAAACACTACACAAACCATAACTCGCAGCGTAGTCACAGAAAAATATGGGTCTACTATAAATACTTGGGAAGGTTCTAATATAAGCGTGGCTGCATCAGCAGGTATATCGGGCGGTGATGCAGTATTTACAGTTGCAGATAGTACAAAAGATTGGTCATTAAATGTGACTTCAAGAGCATCAGGTTTAATGATTGAAAAGATCACACAAAATGATACGATTAACACCACTAGCGTTATTACTTCTTTGTCTGTCTTTAGTCAGTAATAAAGCAAGAGCTGAAGGCGATACAAACGTACAGGCTCAACCAAATGCGATTGGTAATTCTAGTATTATCAATCAGAATATGAATATTAATAATGGAATGACAGGTAAGCAGCAGTTTGGAAACTTAGTTTGTAGTCAACCTACTTTAGCTGTAACTCCTTTTTATACAGGAAATGATGCTCAAGGAGAAGATACATATTCTATAAACGAAGGTTGGGGATTACAAATGAGTTTTATGATACCTCTGGGAGATAATCAAACTTGTAACGACTTAGCAAAAGTAAAGCTAGAGTTAGCCAAAGAAGAACTAGACAAGCAAGTGCATGATAAGCAGCTAGTTCGTATCTTGAAGTGTGGGCAGCTTCACGCAAGCGGTTATATGATAAATCCTAAATCTAAGTTCGCATATATTTGTAGTGATGTAATTAATATACGAAGTTATGTTAAAGCTAACTCTGAAAAATTTAAGTAGGAACTGACGTTCTGTAGAGGAGGTATGGAGCTGAAGCTTCCGCTTACATTTGGCATTTCATAAATCCGTTGCTTTGCATTGACGGATTCTTGAGTTCATCTTATGAGGTAATCCTTTCAAAAAAACCCTAAGAGAGATCAAGCAGGTCTGGTTCCTACAACCCCTTGTCTTTCGTAGCACACTTAATTTAGGTCAGAGGTTAGTTAACCTAAACGTGAGATCGGCAGAAAGACTTGTAAATATACTATATCTTATTTTTTGTTATCTGCAATCTCTTTCTTAAGTACCTTTTTAAATATTTTTGTCATTACTTTCTTTAACTGATTAATAACACTTTGCAAAACTATAGAACCTGTTACTGCTGCTGTGGCACTAACACCAGATGCTATTACACTTGATGCTATGACCTCTGGTGCAGGTATAGGCATTTCTCCAAAAAAAGGTATATTAAATGTAGCTACAGGTTCTTCAGTTGATAAAGTTTCTTTGGGGTTTAGCAGGTCTTTCGGTATTGTTTCTGGTGTTAGCTGTAACTCTTCCTCCTTTGAAGATGTTGTTTCTTCTTCAGAAGAAGATTCCTGACCTCCCAAACCCGACTCTACCTGTTCCAGACTCGGTAGAAGGATTGGGTCAAGATATGGTTCCTCTGCCACAGGGGGATAAAAAATTGTTTTAGGAGGATTTAAGGTTTCTGGTATATCAATATTTGGATAATCCAATTACTCCCAATTAATCTCTTTTTTTGCTTCTGCTAATTTATCAGTATCAGTAATCTTGGTTAAAGTAACAGTAGTATTAGTGCATATACTAGGGTCAAAGCCTGTTTCTGCTACAACAACAGTTCCTATTTTTATCCATCTTTTTAATTTTTTAGGGTCATCTGTTACTTCTCTCATACCAGTACCCCATGCTTCCTCTTTGCCTGTAAAAGCTAAACGGTAAAACTCTGTGTAATCAGTTGCTTTAAACTGTGCCATTAGATTAATCTCCTGTAAATTGGTTCCAGTTAGATCGTGTCCAACTGTAACTAGAGTTATGATAATTACCTCTTTGATACCAAGTATTATCTCCGTGTGTGTACCACTCTCCTGACTTAGTGATAATAGAACTAGCAGTTTCACTATTACCTGAGTGATGATGTGAAAATCCTCCTTCAGTAATCATTTCGGGTGTACCCCACCAAGGTACAAAATAATTTGTCCATGAGTTGTTTTGTGCAAAATAAGCGTTGTTACCGTCAGCTTCGTAATATGGTGTAGTTATATAGTTC